TCAAAATACGACATGCTCAAAACAAGATTGAGAGGCCTTCCAACGCCCACCAGCTTGGCGAGAGCCGTTTCCGCTTTTCCCGCATCGCTTTTGTCGTATGCCGCCGCTCCGATCGCGGCGATTTTATTGTCAAAGCCGCCTGTGCCCAGTTTAGCGAGGCCGTTTTTCAGAAGCATTGCGGCGACCTTCTGGGCGAAAGGCTTGAAAAACTCGGCAAAAGACATGGCGGTCTGGACGCGCCTGAACTGGTCTTCCTGTATGGAAAACGTCTGCTTGAACCTTTTGTCGAGCTTGACGGATATCCAAGCGTGCGAGCCGCCGTTGTCCTTGCCGTAGTTGTTGCTTGCGGCATTGTACTCCGCGGCCTCCGGAATGTCTCCCGCCACGAACACTTGAATGGTGTCGTTCAGCATGAGGCCTTCTTTCTCGGTCTCTATCGTTCTGGCGAACCCTCTCAAAGGGAGAAGTATTTCCCCCACGTTTGAGATTGCTTCCCGGGCAATCGTTTTCAGATCGCCGCCTAGTATTGTTGTTGCTGGCATGGTTTAGCCCTCCTTGTTGAAGTTGAGTTTTGAATTGACAAGCGCATCCCTGTTGGCCTCGAAGAATTTCTCCGCCTCCTTGGGATCCTTGATTGCCGCAAGCTCGGCTTTGATGTCCCTGTCCGGCTGCGCGCTGGTTTGCACAGGGGGCCGGGCAGTCGCCGAAATCTTTTTGAGCATCTCGGCGGCAACCCCGGCCTCGGTTATTTTCTCCTTAGGCTCTTCCCGAGCCTCCGGAGCTGCGGCGGGAGCGGGGAGCGTTTTGGCGTTCGCGCTGAGAGCCAGCACAGCCTCCAAAGCATCCGCTCCGCCTGCTATGAGCTTGTCGCGCATTTCCTCCTGCCCGGGGCGAGCCACGGCCAGTATGGAAGACACGCGCTTGCGCTCGGCAGCAACAGCCCCGGCAATGGAATCGCCGGACGCATCCGGTTCCGCCGCCGCGGAAAAGTGCTCGGTTCTGTCCGGGGCAGGCTGCCCCGATGGTTCCTGTTCGGGCTGAACCGCCAAGCCCGGAACGGAAGTTAGCTTTCTTGAAAATGGATTTTTCATTTTACTCCTCCAATGTTAAGCATATCTAAAAAATCATAAATCGAATCGGCGAAGCCGTCTATGAAGCCGAATTTGAGGGCTTCCTCCCCTTCGTACGCTTTGCCTTCCAAATGCTCGGCGGCAATGTCTCTATGCCTCAGAATATGGCTTTTGAACTGCGAATGGAGCTTGCAAAGCTGTGCCTGAAGCTCCGCTTTGTCCTGCTCCCTCATTTGCCCGTCAACGCCTATCCGCGCCTTGTCGTCGCCGCTCCGCAGCACGATGTGCTCAACGCCCTCATTTATAAACTTCTCGGAAAAATCCAGCATTTCTGCAAACGCGCCCACGGAGCCTACCCTCGCGCTCGGGGCGGCGTAAATCCTGTCCGCGCTTGCGCCCAGCCAGTACGCCGCGCTCCCCATCATATCATCGGTGTACGCAAAAACCGGCTTCTCCTGCGATATGCGCTCTATGAGCGTTGCCGTCTCCGGCACCTTCGTTATATGGCCGCCCGGAGAGCGAATGAAAAGGACAATGCCATCGCTCCCGGAGGCGTATTCCTGCCTCAGCTCGTATTCCAAATAATCAAGAATTTCAACGCGCATGGATGCTTCCGCAAATATAACGCCGGGCTTGACAATCCTCATTCTTCCTCCTTCGCTTCGCTTGGCGGCGCGGCTTTTGGCGTTTCCGCAGTCCATCCTATCGGGAAGCTGCGGCCTGTTATTTCCTGCTCCATTTTAGCGTCGTCCGCAATCTGCTCAAGGCAGGTCGAATAATCGTCCCCTCTCTGGCCGACAATGAAGGAGCGCGGCATCGTGCCGTTTCCGAGCCTTATCGTTTCCGCATGGGCTGATTTCAGCGGGTCGGGATCGGGGGCGCCGGGGCCTTGCCAGTCGCATTTCCAGTATTCCTCAGCCGGGATTTTTCCCTGCAAAAGCCAGTATTCAATCACAACCCATTTGTAAATCTCGCTGAACACGCGCATCAGGGGGCCGAAGTTCCACAGGCTGAATTTGCGGAAAAGCGCGTCTATCTCCAGCTTCCCGGCGGAGAAGTTTATTCCCTCGAAATCTCTTTTCAAAATATGGTACGGAATGCCTATAGAGCCTGCTATCAGCTTCTCCTGCTCCTTTATGCCATCCACGATGTTGAGGTTGCCGCCGTTCGCTATGGTGTGCACCTTGGAGCCGGGGGGAAGAACAGGGGCCTGGCCGGACTCAAGCTCCGATATATTGATTTTCGGCTTTTTCTCCTCGGGCGAATCGTCGCTTTCCGCGCTCTTGGGTTTGACGTAAAAAGTTTTATCCACCCCTATGCCAGTTATGGCATCTTTGCTGTCCGTCTCAATCCAAACGCCAAGCATGGATTTCGTGTTCGCCTCCTTGACGGTGAACTCGGAGAGCTTGTCTATGGCGTTCACGCTGAACAGGGAGGATAGAAGCATGGGGAAGCCCCTCACCTGTCCGGGGAAGCAGGAGCCGGGCCTGCGAACAAGAGCGCTCACGAACCGGCCCGTCTCAGGCTCGTATCGGGGCAGGTACTCATAGTCAATGTCTTTTGAGCCGTCTGTTTCGGCCTTCTGAACGTAATAGCCGATTTCTATGTCGTGCTCGTCAAGCGCTACGCCAAGAATGACTTTTTTTCCATCGACAATCCCTTTGCCGAGATACTTTGGCGGCGTTTTCACGCAGAGAGGGTCAATTATCTTGACTCGGGCTGAAATGGTACCGGGAAGGGCGTAAGGATCCCTTTCCAGAACCACCAGGCAGTCACCCCATGTCAAGACACCCACAATCTCGGTGTTCAATTCACCGAGGCTTTGGCCTGACTGCAGGCCGGCGCGCTTTGCCCATTCGTTGAACGCTTTCTTGGATTCCGCATGGCCTTTGTCCGGTATTATGTTGCCGCAGTAGGTCTCCGCTGTGTCCTTGGTGGCGTTGGCAATCTGCTCGTTCCTGATGAACGATTTCACACGGGCCAGTATTTTGTAGTAGTCGCCGTTCTTTAAAAGCTCGTTGTCGCTTTTCAGGGTGTCCAGAAAGCGATCCATGTATATATCAAGAATTTTAAAATAATGGTTCATCTTGCGTGCCTGAAAGAAATTGGTTTGTATATGTTCTCTGAATTCTTTTCCGCATTTTCCGCATCGGACATTTTTTTCATCGCCTGCATGAAGCTGGCCACGTCCGAAAGGCTGTATTTTTCTATGGCCGAGTTGTCCTTGTTCTCAATTCGTTTAGTGAAAAAGCCTTCGCCGCTTCTCGCGGCCAGAATGCTAACGCCTTTTTCCAGAATTTCGGAATAAGCGTTGCCGCCATGCGGCGCGGGCGATGGCGTGGGCGTGAGCGTTATGGGAATTTCAGTCGGCATCAATAGCAAATATAATAACAAAAAACGAAAAAAGGAAGGGGGCTTTAAAAATAGTTTGGCAAAGCGAAACTAAAACGGGGTTTTCCGTATCTGCTTATTCGCAACTTTTTTCATTTTTTTTGGATAGAAAATTTCAAAACAGGTATGCGGGGACAAAACCGTCTTTGTCAGGAGCGGGGCCGGCAGTCCAATCCCTGAAAAGAAAACATTCGCCCACGTATTCAAGCGGTATTTTCCCCAGCATCCCGTTCCGGTTTTTCGCTATTTTAAGCACCACTTCTTTGTCCTCTTTTTTCTTTTTGACTATGAGCCAAACATGGTCGGCATCCTGCTCTATGTTCCCGCTGTCCCGCAGATGGAAAAGCTCCGGTTCCTGGTTTCCCTTGAACACGTCTCTGTTAAGCTGCGAAAGGCAAAGAATGGGAACGCCAAGCTCTATAGCCATCAGTTTTATTTTGCGGCACAAATCGCCGGTGCCTATGGTTCTGTTCTCCGCTTTGTCCAGCCTTATGAGCTGCAAATAGTCTATCACCACGAAATCCAGCCCTCTCTCGAATTTTCTCTGCTGGCATCTGCTCTGTATCTCGGCGAAATTCATGTCGTACGTTTCGTTCATTGCCAGATTGACTTTGTACAATTCGGCAAGCGTTTTTTTCACTTCGCCGGCCAGCGCTCCGACATCCATTCTTTTAATCGCCCTTGAATCTATCATCGCTTTGGAGCACACCTGCCTCATGACTATATCTTCTATTTTCATTTCAAAGTTGAACAGAAAGACCGATTTCCCGTTCAGGGCCAAATTGGTGGCTATATTTGTCGCCAATGCCGATTTGCCCATGCTCGTTGTGGCGGCAAGCATAACCAGTTGCCCCTTCTCCATTTCCACTATGAGATTATCCAAATCCGAGAATCCGGTCGGAACGCCTTTCGAGTTTTTGTCTCCCCAAAGGGCAACCGCCCTGTCTATGGCTGCCGATTCTTCTATGTATCCGCTTTTCCTGATTTGCCTTTGAAGACTGAAATAATTTTTGTCGATTTCTCTGATGATGTCGGCAGGCTCTTCCGCATCGCTTTTAAGCATGCTCATTGAGCGGGATAGAAAATTGAGCATCTTTCTCTTGCTCGAATTGCCCTTCAATAGTGCGGCGTAGAAATCGGCTCCGCCGGCTGGGGCCTTTTCGCTGATTTCAAAAAGATATTGCCCTTCGCAGATATACGCTTCGTTCCTTTCCTGAAAACGGGCCTGCAATTTAAACACATCGAATTCAATTCCTTTCGCGGCAAACTCAAGCATGGCCGAGTATATTTTCGAATGCCTCTCGCTAAGAAAATCAGATGCCTCTATCAAGTCCATCACGGCGTAGATGGATTTTGAGTTCTGCATAACGCAGCCGAGGAAAAACTTTTCCGTGTCGGTGGCTTTTACCAATTCTGCGGCATCCATTTCTCACTCCGTGGTTTCGACCATATTGAAATCCCTGACCATTCCAAACCCGATGGCGTGCAAAAGAGCGTCCCGCAAATGGTCGTCTCGCCTCTTTCTCTTTTCCCACCTGAATATGCTTCGGCCCCTGGAGTTCACTTCCTTTTGCTCCTCGTTGCTCAGATGGGTGAACAGAATGTCGGGGGCATCTGCGGCGAACTGTATGCTGTGCCTCTCTCCCGGCTCTGTGTTGAGATAGTTGTGGAGGCTGTCGTTCAGCATGTGCGTGTTGAGAGTGATCAGCTTCAGGCCTTTGTACTTTGAATGCCTTTTGTCGGAATCAACCTCCGTGATCACAAAAGGGGCATTTTGCAATCCGTAGCCTTTCGACGGCACCCAGAACGGGCTTTTGAGGCAATAGTCATACACGAAATAAGTGTCCTTACCATCCCCCGAATCGATCAGACCGCCAAAAAACTTAGGCTCAAAGCTGCCTTTGCATCTGTATTCCGCCGCGCATATCTCCGTGGCCTTGTTCATGGCTATCTCCAGGCTTTCCGCTCCTTTTCCCCGGTCTATGCGCTCACTCCTTATCACATACTTAACATCGCGCGGGGCCCAGCCGAGCAGAACAAGCCAAATCTCCTTGTGCCCGACATCAACGCCCGCGCTCAAAACAAAAACATCCTCGGGGATTTCTCTCGCCTCGGCGCAGTAACTGCCTTTGAGCCGCGAATAGTCAATGTCTGCGCCGGATCTCGCCGCCTCCGTTTTTACGGGCTTGGCAAGCAGGGAATTGTTGAAATCAGCCAGCTTCCTCAAATCGTGCCTGCATTTCAAGTATTCGGCAGAGACCGCGCTGAAGGTTTTCCTGAGAGTGAGGTAAATCGGCAGCAGAAAACCGCACTCCGCAATGCTTTTGTCCGGGCTTAAATCCTTCCACCGCTTCCTTTTCGTCACTATGTCATAGTGCATGGCATCGGTGATTTTCCCAAGGCACAAAGGGCATTCAACCCACGCGAGATGCCTATCCTCCACAAAATTGAAATCCTGCTCCTCGGCTTCCTTAGGCCATTTGAAATGCTTGTAAAAATCAGGGACAAACCATCCATCGCATAAGGGGCATCGTATTTCTTCGATGAATTTTTTAGAGCGCTCGTAATGGTCGTAAGTATAGTTTGTTTCCGTTCTCTTTGGCGTGCAGGCGACTATGAGAAGCTTCCTTGAGCTTGCCTGCATCCGCTTTTCGGCGAGGGCGACAGGATCCTCGGCTTTCGCCGTGTCCTGGTTGTATTCGTCCAGCTCGTCCACTATCACCCACGATGTCCCTGTCTGCTCCGCCAGCGTGCCTGTGGAGCTGGCGAGGCCGAGGGCGAAAAAATTCACGCTGAACATGAACCTTGATTTGTCTTTCACTTCTTTGAAACCGACATCGGAATTTCTGAACAGAGGCAGAAGCCTTGTGTCTCTCACTTTGTCGAACAGCCTGGCGGTTGGCAGAACGTAAAGCCCCCTCCTGTGCCTGTAGCCGGTCAGGTATGCCGCTATGCTGGCTATGGTGTCCGTTTTGCCGCTCTGGGCAGCGAAGCAGAGAACTATCTTTTTGCATTCAGGGTTGTCAACGAGCCTCAGAATCTGCCTCATGTGCGGAAACAGAGTGAAATCCATTTTGGAACGCCCTTCGTAGCCGTTCCCGTAGGGCAATGTTATTTTCTCCTCAATCCACGCATCCAAATCCGCAGGGTTGCTGGTTCTCAGATAGTTTATGGCAAACCGGCAAACCTCTTTGTACAGCGTGCCCCTTTCAATGGGCAAATCTTTTTTCGCCACTGTTTCCCTGTGATGGCTTTTGTAGATGCTTATGATTTCATTCTTGCGTTTTCTAAGCATGGCTTTGTAATGGGAGTTGCAAAGCCCGTGCGCGTGGACAGGCTTGCCGCATCCCAGCATGGAGCATTCCGGGGCTTCATTCATTTTCCTTATCCCTCTCCTGCTTGTAAGCCTCTATTTTCTCAATGGCTTTCGAAATCCAGCCGTTGTAGAACTGCGAAAGCAATTCCCTGATCTGCCCGTTCGGGGAAGATTCCAGCTTTTCCTGATAAGCGGAAAAAATCAGGCCTAGAACCGCCGGTATTTCAGCGGCATACTCTTTCCTTTCCACCCACGTGCCAATCTGTACAAGATTGCTCATTTTGCTCTTGATGATTTTTTCATCGAGAAGCTCTATCTGCTTCTGGATAAACACTTCTTTGCTGTCTTTAGGCAGGGATTTAAAATCTTCACCTAGCAAATCTTCATCATCTTCTTCCAAACTTAGCAATTCAAGCTGCTTTTCTTCCATTTCTTCTCCTTTTTCGCCAAATGTGACATTGGGAAATTTGTCCCGTTCGTAAAAATGAGCGCGCCTGCTTCCGACCCGCGACAGATGGGGGCGCCCCGCCACAGAACCTATTTCTTCCCGATGCCCATAGCCAGTTTCCTCGCCTTCTCAAGCCGCTCGTCCGGGCATTTATCGCAATCAATCAATTCAGTAATATTTTCTTCGATGTGTTTATAACGAGTAATATCCATCACTTCTTCGATAATCTTGTCAATTACCAAAGCTTTTACCATCAGCTCAAAATCGTTGGATTCTTTTATGCCAGCTTTGTCTTTTCCCAAATACTCCAAGAAAAAATCATCGACAGAAAATTCATCCTCATAGTCATTGAAATCATCATGCAGCCATTTAGATATATCATCGAGAAAAAAACCTTTTGCCATCTTTTGCTCTATGTAGTAGCAAATCTTCTCTCTCTCAATTGCATCGATTATCCTTTGCTCCGTCTCCTCCCTTGCACGCTTATGCGCTGGGCTTTGATTTTCTTCGGGCGTTTCTTCTTCCGGTTCATCATCTTTATCTTCCTGTTTCATTTTCTCCGCCAGCGCAATCTGCTGTTTCGCTTTGAAGCACGGAGCGTAAGGGCATTGCCCGTTTTCGCTGAATTCCTCAAACAGAACCATCTGCTTCTTG